CGCTGAAAAAGATGGAGGCATTTATTAATGCTTGGAATTAGTGCGATTGGCTGGAAAGATGAAGAAGAGCATGAAATCTTAAGTGCCAATGCTGGTGCTTTTAATTTCATTGAGCTGGTGCCGTCTCGCATCTTTGCGAAAAATGAAGACTTTGGCGACATTGCAAAGCGCTATAGGGAGCATTATGGACTTTGGGTCTATTCAGCTCAGGCGCTGTTCTACGACAGCGCCGTTCAAAGCTTTGAGGACACTGCTGCCACGCAAGAGCATTTGCTGCGAGTGGTGAAGCTTGGCTCCTTGATGGGCATTAAGCGCTTCGTCCTTGGCAGTCCTGCCTTGCGCAGGGGGAGTCCGTCAAGCTTGATGGAAGTCTTAAAGCGCATGGATTCAATCCTTGAGGCGAATGATGCCATCCTTTGCATTGAGCCCATTGCAAAAGCATTTGGCGGAAAGTATTTTCATACGGTTGAGGAGATTATCAATCACATTGACTTCTATAACTTGCGCAATGTGAAGACAATGCTTGATACGAATAATGCTTGGCTGCAAGGCGATAGCCCGACAAAGATTATCAAACATTACTTCCGTTTCATTGCGCACGTCCATATCAGTGACACTGACAATGGTCCCATCTTGAACCAGTATGAACACAAGCAAATCAAACGGCTCTTAGTCGCAAGTAGCTATCAAGGTGGAATCACGCGCGAGCTGGTAAATGTTTCTCAGCACCATCGAGAATATCCGCTGTTTAGACAGCTTTATGGCTGAGCAATAATTTGTCTAGCCATGCTTTCAATGGCATAGATGCCTTGAATCTTGCCCGTGAAGAAAGAGAATAGATTTTCGTCTTGACGCATTAATGGCGTGCGATTAGCGCTGCAGTCTTTTGTCTTCGCTTTAATTGAAAGAGTGGGGAATAGATAGTCAAAGCTATCAGCAAAGTCTGGCCAATAACGTTCCACGTGTTGCTCAATTAATCGCCTTGCATTGTCTGCATTGTCGAGCGAGTTATCGCTCATGACGCCATGCCTTACGTGGCTCAACGAGAAGCATTTGTCGTTGTATGGATAGATGGAAAATAGTTCTCCATCAATGTAGGTGAGGGCGCCGAACGGAAGAGGAGTTTTGGGACGATAAATAAACATTGTCACTGCTTCAAAGAAATGAGAAGGCAATGGATCCAGAAGAGCATTGTTGGTGCAGTCGAAAACAAAATCGTAATCTTGCTTCAATGCTTGCAGATTGCATTGCTGAATCTTTTCCTTTTTGACCAGTGGTTCCAGGCACCATTGAAAATATAGGCTTGCCCCAATGGCATCAATGCGCTTTTCGGGAGTGGCCAGCAAAAGCGATGTGTGGTTAAAAGCTTGTGGATTTAGCTGTGTATGCGGACCATTCCCAAAAATAATTGAAATGGTTTCAGCATCAAGAAGGCTTTCATCTTCCGACACTGCGTAGTAATTATTTTCTACGTCATGGACAAGGTCACCATAGTCCTCCATGAAGCGCACAAAAGTGGTGGCACACAAGCGGCGAGTGGCAGCATTTCTGGCATAGTGATAGCCATAGTGCAAGCGGTTTTGATTGATAAAAGAAGTTTCTGAAATGAGCGTATGATTCTTTTCATACAGCGTCACTTCCATCTCATTGCGGAATGTCATTGCCAAATGACATCCCACCCAGCCTCCGCCAATAATTGCCAAACGCTTCATCAGATGTCAATGCAAAGGTGAGGTTGAACGCCTTGCCAGTTGCTTTTGGCTTTGGCGAGGTGCAATTGCGGAAAATATTCAATGCGGCGCTGCATGCCAGTGCCGTATGGATCGGCGTGTCCTTGGTAGTTCCATTCATCAGGGCCGTGCTTGTCTGGATGGTAAATGTGGCAAGGCACGTCTTGGAGCTTCCAGAGCATGTAGTCCTCGTTAGGCACGCCCCACTGCTTCCAGCGCTGCAATGCTTCAGGAGAGCTGTCTAGGTTCTTGATGGCCATCAAGCGCTCCTTGTGAGCCATGAGGTAGTCGTGGCGATAAAGGCCAATGCTCATCGAAGGCGTTTGCTTCATTGCCACCTTCTCTGGAGCCTCTACAGGAGGCTCATAAGCCAGTGCCTTGAAGAGGGGGCCTGCAATGCATGTGTCATGAAGGAGAAACCAATACTGGCTCTCCATTGAATGTTCAACAATTTCAATGAGCGGCGTGTATTCAAAGGAATTCTGCTGCGTCAGCAGCATCGGCACGCCTTTGTAGCTTGTATTGGCGCGAACAGTTTGACCGCCATTGACGATTAAAATTTCCTCTTGCTTGATGCCAGCAGCGAACAAACTGGGGATGATGACGGGAATCGTGTGCGGGGCAAATTTCTTGCACGTACTAATGCAAAAGCGTATTGAACCAAGCGGTAATGTCATTTGCCTCCTTTTGCCATCAGTATAAAAGCCCCTTAAGATGACGAAGATTCAGGGGAGACTATGGCCCGCATTCTGTATTGTGGCGATGCCTTTGTAGAGACAGGCTTTGGACGAGTGGCGCAATATTTGCTTCCTGCATTAGCAGAAGAGCATGAAGTGGCTGTATTAGCCGTAAACTTCCACGGCGACCCCCATCCAGAAGCAAAGAACTATACGGTTTACCCCGCCATGCTGCATGGCAATGATCCGTTTGGCTCTCATCGCATTGCAGGCGTCATCCAAGCATTCAAGCCAGATCTTGTATGGGTGACCAATGACATCTGGATCGCCTTGCAACTATGGGAAAAGGTGAAGCCGTTGAAGGAGCAGCTTGGCTTCAAATGGTTTGTCTACACTCCCATTGATTCTTACGGCTTGTTCCCAGACTTGGCTAAGCCCATGATGGAATGGGATGGGCTTGCCACTTATACGGAATTTGCGAAGAAAGAGCTTGAGCTAATGGGCTACACAAAGCCCGTGCGGATTATTGGCCATGGCACCGACTTCACGAAATTCTTCCCTATGGACAAGGAAGAATGTCGCAAAAAGCTTGGCGTGCCAGATGATGTGTTTGTCGTTTTCAACGGCAATAGGAATCAGCCGCGTAAGCGCATTGATTTGACAATTAAAGCGTTCATCAAATTTGCCAAAGATAAGGACGACGCTCGTCTATGGCTCAATATGGGCAGCAAGGATTTGGGGTGGGAATTGGTGCCGCTTTTTAAGCGCGTGGCGCGTGATGAAGGCTTTGACCCAACAAGCAAGCTCATCTTGACAAGCCCGCATTATTCGGTGGACAACTGTCTTCCTATTGAGCAGTTGAACCAAGTGTATAACGCTGCTGATATTGGCATCAATACTTGCATTGGCGAAGGATGGGGCCTGGTCAATTCGGAGCATGGTGCCACTGGCGTGGCGCAAGTGGTTCCAGACCATACAAGCTTGGCTGAAATCTTTGATGAGATGCCTCGCATTGAATGTAACGCCAGCGAAACAGATCGAAATTATGGCTTGGAGCGTTTGCTTCCAGATCCTGAATGCGCTGCAAATATTCTCACTTACTATTACGAGAACCGCGACATTCTGAAGCAGCATGGACAATGGTGCTACAAGCGTCTCCATGAGGAGCCTTTTACATGGCCCTATATTCAGCAGCAGCTTAAAGATGCAGTGAATGAAACGCTTGCCGCCAAGCCTGCAGAGCCTGAATTCAAGGGCTTTGGTACTCCCGCCAAGATTGTTTGATTGCCATGCAGATTTCACAAATCTTTCTTTCTACTGATCCAGCAGAAGAGCTGAGTCCATTTCTCAAGCATGCCACGGGAACCATTGACGCATGTTTTCCCGATGCTGAGCATGTCATTTACAACAGCGATACGCTTCGTTCTTTCATCGTCGAGAACTATGAAGAAGAAGTGGTGTGGGCATATGATTGCTTGGCGCCATTCTCTTACAAGGCAGATCTTGGTCGATTCTGCTTGTTAAACAAGCTTGGAGGCTGGTATTTTGATATTGGCGTGAGAGCCTTCAATGCAGTGGACCTTGGTGATCGCATTGAATTCTTGGCTTTTCGTGATATTCAACGCTTTAGCTATACAAGCTGGGCCTGTGCCACGACGGTGCTCTATTCCAAGCCAAACAATGCAGCGCTGCAAGCTGCCATTGACATGATTGTGGAAAATTGCAAAACGCAATACTATGGCATCACGCCATTGTGCCCTACTGGTCCCACGCTTTTAGGCAAGGCGCTTGCTGCGAATGGAAGCCAAGCTAATTTCATTTACGGCGACTATCTTGAACTGACGCCGACGCATGGACAGAAGAACCGAGCGTTTGTGCTTCCTGATGGCACGATCATGGCTTGGAGCAAGCCTGCAGGAGGCGGCGATCTCACTGGTCTTGGCGCCAAGGGCGTGAACAATTACAACGAGCTGTGGTCTGCGAGGAAAGTCTATGCAACCGTCTGACTGCACCATTTATGCCGTGTGCATTCCAGGTGAGAAAGTGAGGTATGAGGCCCGCTCTCGCATCGTTCCCATTATGGGAGGAGCATATGCCTTGTCTAATGAGGAGCGTGAAACGCTCCGTGCGCAAGGTTATGTGTTTGACGATGAGAATGCTTCTCTTTCCACTCGCAATAGTCGATGGGGGGAATTGACCTGCATTTCTTGGATGATTCTCAATGCCAACGAGAAGAACATTGGCAATGCGCAATACAGGCGCAATTGGTTGGAGCCAAATGATCAATGGTACGACGAAAATACGCTGTATTTTCCAGAGCCCGCATTGTTTAATTGCACACTTGAGCAGCAGTTCTATGGTGGACACTCCGCTTTTGACGCCCCTGCGATCACCAGGGAAATTGCAGACTCGGGGAGCTGGATTTTTTCAAGGGAAGAAATTGATGCAATTTGGAAGCAGAATAGCTTTATTGGCTGCAACATGGCAAGAGGAAGCAATATTCAATACAAGCAATTTATGAGCGCACTATTCGTTGCATTGGCTCCTATTTGGCACAAGCACGAGGAGCAGTTTCTTCGCATTGGAGGTTATGACAAGCGGGCATTGGCTTTTATTGCCGAACGCCTCATTACTGGCATGGTTTTGTATCGCGACAAACTTTTTCCTGGTATGAATATTGCTACTGCTCCTATAGGATTCATCCATTGATTATGCTTAAGAAAAGCATTTAGGCCATGACCAAGAAAGAAAAGCAGGCAAAAATTGCCAAAGTAATGCGCGAATTCAAGGGTGGCAAGCTTAAGAGTAGCAGTGGCGAGCCAGTAAAGAGCCCGAAGCAAGCGCTAGCAATTGCCCTGTCGGAAGCCGGCATGTCGCGCAAGCCCAAGAAGGATATGAGCGATGAATACTATATGGGCTTCTTCAAGGAGCTTGCCGGAGAAGAAGAGGAAGAAGAAGAAATGGATAGGAGCTGCGGAAAAAAGCACTGAGGGGAGACGCTGAAAGCTTCTCCCCTCCTGCTGCCGTAAGGAGCGCTGCTCGTCGTGGCTTAGAGCTGCGCAAGAAACACGGCAAAGGCGGCTTGACGACGCAGGAAGCGGGGAAGCAAGGCATTGGTAGTGGCGTGGCAAGAGCTGGCGATCTTGCTGGCGGCAGCAAAATTAGCTATGCCACCATCAAGCGCATGTCTGCATTCTTTTCTCGCCACGAAAAGAACAAAAGCGGAGGAGAGAATGATGCTGGATATATTGCTTGGCTTTTATGGGGAGGCGATGCCGGGAGGGCATGGGCAAATCGCATCATTAAGATGGTAGAAAGTCGAAACAAAGATCAATGAGCGAATACGTGCGCGTTATCGAGCAGGAGGATGAAGGCATTGGTCTAATGCAAGCTTTGTCCATTCTTTCCGCCAACGAACATCGCAACACTTCACGCTGGGAGCTTGTTGAAAAGCAATGCTTCAAGAATGGCCGTCTCGACGAAACTCACATCTATGTGATGAGTGTTTACGACAAGCCTGATCCTCATTTTGATCCAACCAAATTCCTTACTTTTGAAATTGAGGCAATGGCCAAGTCATATATTATGGAAGGCATTGAGGACCAGTTACGCGACCTTCGCGGTGACGACGACGACGAAGAGGACTAATCACGCTTTGCATTAAGAATGAATGATGGGTAGCCCATCAGCCACAACACGCTAATTCCATAGAGTCCACTGAGAGTGCGAATTTGCACGCAGTCAGGAGCAAGCTCAGCGCGTTCCATTCGAGAATAAGAACTCTGACTTGTATGCAAAGCTTCTGCTACGTTCTTCTGCGAAAGTCCGCTGTTAAGGCGGGCTTCTTTAATGCGAGAAGCAATGAGAAGACGAGCTTGCTGATGGGGCATTTTAAGCACATCGGCATTGCTCTTCTTGAGGAACATCATTTTCTAGTCAGTTCTGAATAGTTGTTTTTATAATAAACTAAGTTTATTAGTAAAGTGAGTATATGAGCACCGCATCTTGTCGCTACGATTTCTCTCCTATTGAGAAATATGAGGTGACGCCTGAAGGCTACCTTCGGGCTTGGGCCTCTATTGCTCGCACTGGCATTCAGCTCTACACGGATGCTGATGGCTCAGTGCGTCGTGAATACAGGCCTGAAACAGAGGTGGCGTCTCCCGATAGTCTTGCTTCCTTTGCGGGCAAGGCAATCACTTCGGAGCATCCTCCCGTCCTTCTCGATGCCGAAAATACTAAAGACTACCAAGTAGGATTTAGCGGCACTGAAGTGGTATACGATAATGGTTTTGTCAAGGCCGTAATGACAATTACGGACCGAGACACCATTGAACGTATCATGCGCGGCGACGCTCGTGAGGTAAGCGCTGGCTATAGGGTTAATTATGATCCTACGCCTGGCGTTACTGATAGCGGTGAGCATTACGATGGCATCCAAAAGGAAATCCTTGGTAATCACATCGCCGTTGTTCGTCGGGGCCGCGCTGGCCCGCAAGTGAAGCTTCATCTTGATCGTCAAGATGCTGCTGATCCTTCCCTACTTTCCATTGAGGAAAATACAACTATGAGCGCGAAAGTCGTTTTCGACGGCGCCGAGTTTGAAGTGACGGAGAGCGTTGCTCTTGCGATCACTAAAGAACGCGAAGACGCCAAAATGTCCTACGAGGACATGAAGAAAAAGTACGACGCCATGATGTCTGAAGCTTCCAAAATGAAGGAAGAAATGGACGCCATGGAAAAGGAAATGAAGGGCAAGTGCGATTCTGCTGAGGGTCGTGCTGATGCTCTGGCAGAACAAGTTGAAGAACTGACTGCTGAACTGGCTGCCGCCAAGGAAATCAATCTTGATTCCATGGTGGAAGAGCGTGTGGCTCTCATCGAGAAGGCTAAGCCTGTTCTTGATGCTGCTTATGCTTTCGCTGGCAAAACTGCCCGTGAAGTGATGGTTGATTCCATCAAAGCAGTACGTGGCGACGAGCTTGATCTTTCTGAGAAGAGCGACGACTACGTACAGGCAATGTTTGACACCCTTTCTGAGGGTCGCAAAGATTCTGCCACCACTGACGAGCTGCGTAAAGCCGTAGCTTCCATTGCTTCTCCCGTTTCTGCACCTTCGTCCTATATGGACATGCTGCAGAATGCTTGGAAGAAGCCCCTTTCCATCTCCAAGGAGGCTAAGTAATTATGGCCGTAACTTTCTCTGCTTCGGGCACCGCCTCCGCTGGTGGCGTGCAGCAGGCTTATAGCCTGCAGCACAATGCACTGCTGGAAGGCCAACTGTCTGACATCCGCGACAACACTATCACCACTCGGCTCAACGAGACCGGCGCTGTTATTCCTTTCGGCAATCTTGTCGTTTACAACACTGCTGGTACCGTTGCTAATTCTGCTACTACCATTTCTGGCGCTTCTGACACTGTGCTGGGCGTTAACGTCCTCACCTATGTTGATGAAACCGCTCTGGATGCAAATAGCCGTCCTGGCGTGAAGAACCAGCAAGCCATGAACGTGGCCAATGAAGGTGCAGTTGCTGTTTATGTGACTGGCGCTGTTACTCCCGCATCTCCCGTGCGCGTGCTGTATTCCGCTAGCGGCACTGGCAAGGTTGGTCAGTTCTCCCATGCTTTCGCATCGGGCAAAACTGTTCGCCTCGCAAACGCTCGTTTCCTTACCTCCACGACTGGCAGCGGTCTCGCTGTTCTGGAGCTGAATGGTCCGAGCTTCACCCTCTCTGCTGATTCTTGATAGGAGGCTCTTAAAAATGTCTGAATTCCGTATGGATGATGCGGGCCTGTTCCTTGAGCGTCAGCTTGAGTACATTCGCCCCCAAGTCTTTGAAGTGCAGTATGCGGATATTAAATATCCCACTGTTCTTCCCGTCACTGCTGAAGCTGGCCCTGGTGCCCAGACTTTCACCTATCGCATCATGGACTCCACTGGTGAGTTCAAGCTGATTGCGGATGCTGCTGATGATCTGCCCCGCGCTGACATCAGCCAAGTGGAGAAGAGCATCAACATCCGTTCTTTCGGTGGCAGCTTTGGCTACACCGTGCAAGAACTGCGTGCTGCCCAAATGGCCAACATCGCTCTGGAGCAGCGTCGTGCTGCTGCTGTGCGTCGTGCCTATGAAGAGAAAGTGGAGAGCCTGGCTTTCTTCGGCGAAAGCTCTGTGGGTCTCGCTGGTTTCTTCAATAACTCCACCGTGGACGTTGTTGCTGCTGACAAGTGGTTCACCACTGCCGGCACCACTGCCCAGGAAATGCTGGAGCTGCTGAACTATGGCGTGACTGCCATCATCAACGGCTCGAAGATGAAGGAGCAGCCCGACACCATTCTGCTGTCCTACGCGGATTACAACAAGATCAGCACCACTCGTAACTCCGATTCTTCGGACGTGACCGTGCTTGAGTACTTCCTGCGTACCAACCCCTACATCCGCAACGTTGAGCCCATCAACCAGTTGGAAGCTGATAACAGCGTGCTGAACACCGACCGTATGGTTGTGTACAAGCGTGATCCTGAG